AACTGTAAACCTAAATTAAATAAACCGTTCCAAGTAAACTTTACAGGTTTTTTCTTTTTATTTAATTGTGATCTTGCTAATTCTAGTATTGTATCAGCGTTATCCAGCTCTTGTTGTTTCTTCTTCTTAAAAGGGTCCATGTTAACCCTCCTGTGGTATGTTCAAATCTACGCCGTATGTTTGATTAAATTGATCTACGTCTTGTTGATCTCTAATGTTTGCAAAAGCTAAAAGCGCTTGTTTACTATTAGCTAATAATTTTACAACGGAGTCATCAACACTTTGTGGTAGTCTAGATCTTAACTCTGTGTAAGTTAAATCTTGTACCTGACCAGTGTCTTGCGCTGTTTCCATAACTTCTTCAGATACGTTACCACCTATTTGATAACCTATTCTACCGCCATCTTTAGCTCCTTGTGCTTCTAATAAAGGTTTTAGTTCTGGGAATAAAGCAGATGCTTGTTCTAGTGTTAGTTCACCTGCTTTTATAGCAGCTATTACGGTATTTTTTAAAAACTCTTGTGTTGTAGTTGCACCTGTTAAAATAGATCTAGCTTCCTCTTGTTGTTGTCCTCTTAATTTATCTACTTCAGTTTCTAAAGATTGTCTTGAAGGATCGTTTGGTTGAAGACCTTTTAATTGTTCTTCAATTTTTGCAACTTTATTGTCATAAATTTTACCTAATAAATCTATTTCTTGTTTTTTAGCGTAGTCTGTGCCTGCAGTAGCTTCTATTCTTTCACGTTCTAGATCTACAGCACTTGCAACTGCTGATGATAATGCAGCATCTCTTCTTGCTCTTGCTTTTTCTTGTTCTAATAATCTTGCTTGTTGAAACTGTTGAAAAGGTTGTTGCGCTGCTGTAGCTGCAGTTTGAAATATATTACCTCTTGGTGTTGCAGATAATAAATTTAAACCAAAACCTGTTAAAAAACTAGGTACAGATCCAGGTACCATTGATCCTTGTTTTATTAAATTATCTTTTCTTAAACCTACACCAATATCAAAAATTCTTTGTGCATCTGTTCTAACTCTATCATCATCTGTAGGACCTTGTTTGTAACCTTTTCTTTCAAGACCTGACGTAATACCAGTTCCTGCAGAGCCACCTATCCTAAACATTGGTCTTTTTAATACTCTATTCATTATTATCTTCCAAAACTAAACGGGTTTAATTTACCTGTTACTCCACCGTAAATACCTGCAAGTGTTGTACCAACACCTAATGCAGTTTGTAATGGTGTTGGGTTAGGTGTAATTGTTTGTTGTGTTTGTCCAGGATAGCCACCCATGATTCCTGTTACTTGTGCAGCGAATCTATCTAATTGTTCTTGAGGCAAGAACGCTGCTTGTCTTGCTGCTTCTCTTTGTGCATCAAGTCCTGCTTGTGCTTGAGCTTGGTTCAATGCGCCCAATGTTCCAAGTTGTCTTACGTCTCCACCAGTTAATGCTTGTTGTTGTGCGCCTAGGGCCGCTTGTTGTCCAGCTAATCCAGATTGGAATGCACCTAAACCTTGTGTTGCTCCTGCTAGACCAAATCTATTTTGAATGTCTTGTTGTCTAGCACCCATTGCTTGACCAAAACCTTGTTGCAAGAGTCCTGCTTGTAATAATGCACGTTCTCTTGCCGCCCCCGTACCAAACTCGGCGAGTTGTACGCCCGCTCGACCAGCGCCGAGCACACCCAAAGCTGCTTGTTGATCTCTTATAGACTGTTCTTGTATGGCCTTGTTACGATCAAATTCTGCTAATGAAGCATCAATAACTTGTGATTGATATGGTGACATAAAATCTGTTATTTGTTGTGTAGTTGGTGCACCTGTAGGTATGTCACCTAATTGTCCAAGAGCCACGGTTCCTAAACCGCTAGCTAATGTTGCTTGTGTTTGTGCTTGATTTAAAAATGGCTGAAAAGAACCTATACCTGCTTGTGCAACAGTTTGTGCTTGTGCTTGTAATGGATCTTGTGAAGCTACTTGCGGTGCAAGTGGTGCAATACTTTGTTGTCTAGTTGTAAATGCTTGAGCTGCGTCTTGTCTTAATTTAAAATCTGCAGCAGATTCTCCTGGTTGTTGTGATATACCAGCTATACCAGTTGCAACAACAGGTACACCAGATTGTGCTGTAACTTGTTTTGCTAAGTCTTGACCTAAATCTTGTACGAATTGTGCGGGTAAATTTTGTACTTGTTGAACAGCCATTATAATACTTCCTCTAGTCTTTGTGATGTTTGAAACATTTTACGTGCGCCTTCTAATCCTTGCGATTCTTCTGATACCTCACCTCCGGATTCGAGGTTTTTCATCATGTTATACATAACTTCTGCACCTTTGTCCACATCTCCCTCACCTGCATTTCTAACTGCATCAGCTGTAAATACAAACTCATTCTTAGATAACCTTGCAGGCACATCGTCTGCTTTTTCCATACGTCCGATAGGCACAAAACCACCATCTTCTCTATAGTCTTTTTCCATACCACCCATGTTTAATAATGGCATAGTTTTCTTTGCTACTGGTTCTTTTTGTTCAGTAGACCCACCCTCAGCTCTAAATCTTACTGCTAAATTACCAAAAGGATCTCTTCTATATTCAGGTATATTCAAGCTTGGTCCTAACTGTTCTGGTGATACTGTTTCATCTTCTTGCTCTTCGGCTGTTAAACCTGCTATTGTTGATAATCCTAAGATACCTTTTAAAGCACCCATGTTTGTTAGTTTACCGCCTATACCAAGAAGACCTTTTGATCCTGCTTCTCTAGTTGCAAATGTTCCAACTTGACCAGGAACACCAGCTACTCCACCAGTTATTGCTCCCGGTGCTCCAAATAAAAATTTTTTAAATGCAGGATTTTGATAACCCTTATATAAACCAAATGCTATTGCAGCCTTACCTACAGGTGACTTTGCTATCTTCTTAACTGTTCTTGTAACTTTCTTAACAAGTTTACCAAGTTTATATCCTTCTCTTGCAGATTCAAAATCCATTTCTCCACCTACAACTTCATCATTCATAGATCCACCCTCTGCTGCAAACCTAGGTGCTAATCTAAATGGTTCTTTTTCTTCTTCTTCTGTTGGCATAGTGTCCATGGTTCTTGGTCCTTGTGCCATCATTTGTGCATATAATAATCTTTGCATGTTATCACCACTTCCTGAATCATCATCTGGGTCTTCATAATCTGGTGCGTTAGGAAAAAGACTAGCTAATCCTTGTACACCTTTTGCTAATAAAGAAGGAACTTTAAAATTTTTATTAATAAAAGGATTAAATACACCAAGTTTGTTAGGATTTCTTTGACGACGCAGAATATTATCAACTGGAGCGTCCTTAAAATCAATTGCTGGACCTGTCATACCTGGAATTTTTTGTTCAACAGCACGACTTACACCCAACATATCTGGTCTTCCACTGTCACCTGGTCCTGGACTACCCGGGTCTTTAGCGCTACCTCTAAGACCTCCTCCACTTGCATCAGTTTTAGACCTTCTATATCCTGGACGTTTACCAGTTGTAGATGGTTGTACTAACATACCTCCATCTTCTAACATCTGTCTAAATTGCTGTGCTCTAGTTATGGCCATCTATCTATCCTATTTTGTTTTACTTAGAAAATCAAGGCTTGGCATTATCACTGTTACATCTCTTCTAATATCTTTTGGAGCTATACCTTTTGTTTTCCACTCATTATCATTCTTATATTCTTCTCCAGTTTTCTTATTTGTTATCTTTTCTATTATTTTTTCAGGTTTTATCTCTTGCATTATGTTGTTACCTCTCGCGGCTGTATTTCTAATATTGAAGCTATGACGTGCAGCTCGTTCGCGTCAGAAGCTTGTACCTTTAGTATCTCACTTTCTTCCATTACCAGTGGGTTAGTTAAAAGTTCTGTTGTAGTAATCGTTGCTATGGTCTTTGTTTTAAACAGACTAAATATGTTGCCACTAGCATCTACTAAAGTAACATCTATATTGCAACCAGATCCTGCATCATTACAAACTAATATAGATTTTACCACAGATGTTTTAGCACTTGGCACTGTATATAGTGTTGTTAAATCTGTTGTAGTTAAATCTACTTTTTTATTTATAAAACTATTAGCCATTAATTTAAAAAGAAGTTTTGAGCTTCTACCTCATCCTTAAGTTCTTGTTGATATGTAGTATTTAGTTTTACTATAATACCATCTATATCTCTTGTTTGTGCCTCAGCAACAGTATAATCATATTGTTGTGATGGTCTTGTTAACACTTGTACTATCTTAGCCATTATCTACGTCCATCTGGTTGTGTGTCTAATCTAAAAGTTCCTAACTTCCAACTTTGAGATGCACCTGTGTTTGCTATTTTTAAAGATATGGCTCTTGCTCTTGCACGTGTATCTATTTTTTGTGTAGAAGACGTAACCGTAAAAGGTCCTAATGCAGAGCTAGCTTTTGTATCATTTGGAAAATTTCTCGTTTCTAATGTAACTTGTGTATTTCCTGTTTGAGATATAAAGTCAGGTATAAATCTTCTTATCTTCATTAAAAATTCACCATCACCTCTAAACGTTGCAACACCTGTTTGTTGTCCTTGAGCTGATCTTTGTTGTGTAATGTCAAAATCACCCGATGATATGTTTGCTGTTAGAGCTGTAATTGTACCATTTTTGTTTTGATCTGTTCCTGTTTCATGTTCATAGTATGCTGTTCTACCTTCAGTATTTCCAACTACATCAAAAGATGTATCGGTGCTAGCATCATACTCTAAAGCATGTGGTAAGCTAAATACTGCTGAATCTTGCCACATCGTTCTAGCAAGTGTGCCAACAGTCCAAACAGGTCTTTGTGGTGATGAATCAAAATAATTATAAGAAACCATTTTGTTTACAACAGAAGATGTTGAGCTAGGATAAAACCACATAACTTCACCAAACAAATTATTTAATCCAGCAGATATCATTTGGTTACCAGACTCTATATTTATATCATCGTAAACGTGATCTTCTACTAAACATGGTAGCGATTCTAGTTTACCGGCATATCTAAAAAAACCATTCTCTGACATCCAGTATGCAGCACCATCAACTTCTACACATGCATTTTGTCCTGCGAGTCCACAGTTAGTTCCAACTTGTGAAAAGGCAAATGTAAAAGGTTGACCAACAAATCGTTGTGTAAATAAAGCGGTGTCAGTCCAAACATAGATTGCATCTCTACCTCTGATAGCACCTCTAATTTGTGATCCGTCAGCTAGTCTTTGTGTACCAGCAGTATTGGTTGCTGTTGGTGTATAGGTATTTATATCCTCTTGATCAGAGAATCTAATAAACATGTCATCTTGTGTTGCTGTATTTCCTATTGTTGTTTCTGTTCCAAAAAATACTAAGTGACGATCCGGTGTTGATACAACCATGTGTCTTGATGCAGTTGGTGCACCAGATATGATATTTGCTCTTGTTTCTGTTGCATTTGATAAACTAGAGTCCCATTCAAATACAGCGCTATCATGAATTAAACAAATTGCTTTGTCACCAAAATTATCTAGTGACCACATACCCGGTTCTAATACCAAATCACCTGATGCTGCCTCACCCCATGCAACAAAGTCTGTGGTATTAGTTACAGTTGCTCCATCACTATGTGCAGCTCTTGTTGTTCCTCTAACAGCTCTTGTAATGCCTGTTAATGTAGTTCCGCCTGTAACTCCTGTGTAAGATATTTCTTCTGTTCCTACTTTTATAAAGTTAGTTCCTGTACTAGGAAACTGTGTAGCATCTGTTAAAACAATTGAAGTTCCAGATCCACCAGTTCCAAATGCATTATCACCTAACGCTCCATTTAAAGTTGTAGTTACAGCAGACGAAGCCTCTCCACCATAAGATCCAAGACCCCAACCAAAACCTTTTTCTTGCACGGCTGAACCCACAGTGTAGTAATGTTGAACTCTAATACCACCAGACGTAGTTGCACCAGATCCAGTTTCATTTGAGGGCATAGTAATTGTTATTGTCTCTGTTGTGGGAACAGAAGTTACCATAAATTTTTTATTATCAAAATCACTAGCTCCAAAGTTAGACCCCGTAATTGTAGTAAAATTATCTAATAAAATTATATCTTGAGGGTTGATACCATGACTAGTCGCAAAAGTTATTGTAACTGTCGGTGATCCGTTGGTCGTGCTAAATGCACTTGTAAGCGTTGTTGTAGTTTTAATTGGATGTATGTCATAAAACACACCACCAGAGTATGCATATAAAATTCTGTTTGTACCAATAATCGCGTATCTTCTACCTAAACTATTAACGTAATGATGAAGTCCACGACCTGCACCAGTTAGTTCGTTTTCATTAACGTTACCTAATTGATTCCAACCACCTATTTTTTCAGGTGTTCCATATCTAAATCTAACATTATCACAATCTACCCACTGTCCTTCTGCTGTAGTTTCTGAGACTTGTTTATTTATACCTGGCTGAAAACCTATTTTTTGTAGCATAATTTAACACTATATAAGATTTTTTATATTTTTGTAGCCCTATATTATACGAATCTAGGCCCTTTTACAAAGATAGCTATTGAATTTCTAGTGCCCTTAACAACGGGATCCACCTTATGGTTTATGTAAGATTTAAACATTAAAACACTACCTGGGTTGTCTAATGTCTTTATATGTTTAGGACCATTGTCAAAAAGATAAAATTTACCACCCTCATATTTATTTAAAGACGTATTAATAATTACAGTAAATTTAATATCAAATATATGATTTTTTGATCCATCAGAGTGCCAGTCATACTCTCCCTGATTTTGATAAAAATATGAATTTATATTTATGTAATCATAATCATTTAAATCATATAAAGTGTAACCAAATTTTTGTACGTTAATTACTTTAATTGATTCATTTAAATTATTTAATTTATCTTTAATGCTTCTCCACTCACAAAATTTAACAATAGAAGTTTTAGTTGTGTTAGCTGGTCTATCAACACTTTTAATTAAATTATTATCACAAATTTTATTTATTTCTTTTAGGTCTTTTGTATTAAAAAAACTATCCCAATACCAGTAAGTGTATTTATTTTCCATTATTTTTAAACCATCCAGGTAAACCTATGTGCATTCTTCCATCAAACATATTTTCTTGTGCTCCTTTTGTTTTTACATTGTTGTAGTGTAAAAATACTTGAACACATTCATCTCCTTCAAATGGTTCTCTCCAATGTTCTAATTCGCATCCTAAATAAATTAACATATCTCCAGGTTTTAAATTAACCTTAACTCCTTTTTTATTTTCTTTACCAGAAGGTTCTAAATATATAGGCCAATCATCACCACCAAGATTCATAGTAGTTGATATCTCACAACTAAATCTATCTTTGTGTCTTTTTAAAACATCACCTTTTTTATAAACTCTTGCATAAGTGTATGCAGGGGTTAATTTTAATTTTGTTTTTTGCTCCATAATTGGTTGTATTTTTAACATTAAAGTGTCCATTGCTATGTCTCCATAAGTGGAGTATGTGTTAGCAACTTGCTGTTCATCTGTTTCATATTTACCTAACACTTCTTCAAACGGGGAGATGTATCTATTTTTTATGCAAGTATCATAAACTTGTTTTTTAACTCTTAAATAATTGTAACAAAAATCAGACAAATCTTTATTAATTACTTTTTTTATTACGATGTATTTATTTTTTAATAAACTCATTTTTGTAAAACCTCTGATGGCACAGCTTGAATATTAAAGTGTATAAATCTAAAAGGTTTAATACCATGATCTAAAACAAACTCGTGTTCTAAGTATCCTGGAAAAAGTAATAGGGATCCAGGCATAGGTTTAAAATTTATTAAATCATCGTTTTGATAAATTTGTTCACTAGTATGTGGTCTTGATTCTAATTTTGTTGCCCTAGCCCCAGTTCTTGGATCATAAAAAATTGGATAAGAAGTGTTAGGTCCACACTTTAAAAAATAAAATCCAGATATATGTTGATTACCATGTATGTGTGCAGAGTGATGTCCTCCCTTTTTACCAAACTCTTGAACCCATAACTCTGTCATTACATAAATATATTTATTCGTGTCTATACCTTGATCGTATAAATAATTAACAGACATGTTTCCAACATAGTCTCTAAAAGAAAAAAATTGTTTTTCTTTTACTAAGTTTTTAGAGTGATATGAAATTCCAAACTCACCATATTTTTTTCTATACTTTTTATTTTTATCAAACTGTTTAGCCTCTTTTATATATTTATTAGAGACGTTGTTTAAATTTTTTACAAACTCTGGTTTTTGACCATGCCAAATGCGTGTTGAAAAACAATCTAATTTTTCCATTTTATATATAAGGTTGTCCCAAACTCCAAACAACTAAACTATACCTTGTTCCTTTCCTAACTGGTTTTACTCTATGCCATACAAAAGATGGAAATACAATTATAGACCCCTGTGGTAAAATCTCAGTGCATTTTCTAATTTCTTTTGGATTGTCATGATTTCTAAATTGAAACTCAAGTTCTCCACCACTATACTCTGAACCATCTGTTAATTGACAAGTCATAGAAATTTTTCTTATTTTACCATGTTCTAATTCATTAGGTCTATTATAAGGTTTATCCCAACTATCACAGTGCCAATCATAATATTGATTTAATTTATATTTTGTAAATTGACAAGGTTCAGATCTACTCCACTCAAAGTTCCAACCCGCATTTTTATTAGCCTCGTGAATATAGGGATGTATTTCTCTGTATATCCAATTATCATTTAACCAAGAAACGTTTGAATCTCTTTTTTTCTTTAAATCTTTTATTTCTTTTTTTGTCAAAGATCTATTTTTTATATCACCCAATACCCCTGTAAAAGCTAAATTTTCTTTTTGGGCAAGACCGTGTTGAATTACTTCCTTACAAAAACGAGGTGTTAAAGCTGATTTAAAATACCAATAATAATTATGCAAGTTCATAAGTTACCGTTAAAATAGAGTTTAATTGTTGAGAAGTATTTTTTGTAATGTGATATCTTTGAGTTGAGGGAAACATTACAAAATCGTTATTGTTTAAAGGTATAATCCAAGACCTACCTTTTCTTCTATTATCATCATATTCAATATAAACATTGCAAGAATCTTTAGCAATATTAACACCGTATAGCATTACATAATCAGGAGCGTGTTTTAAATCTACTGGGTTTACTTGCAAAAGAGATTCTGATTGTTGTCCAGGGAAATAAACATCACTTAAAACATCTTTTTCAACAATTATCAAATTGTGTTTTAGTTGTGCAAATTCTTTAATATAAGTTACAATCTTATCCCATTCTCTAGTAAACGGAACCCCTTTTAAATTTTTTGTTTGATGTTTTAATATATTGTAAAAAATATTTTCTCTATCTATTTCAAAAAATTCTGGCATATCAATTGAGCCATAATATAAATCAATTTGAGATAGTATTTTTTTATTAATCATTTTTAAAACCTTTCATTAAACAATTCCAAGATTTAAGATAGAAGGGCCAGGTAAAATACAAAGCTTCTTCGTTTATGGCTATTTGAGAAAGAGTATCTTTCCATTCCATATTTTTATTTATATCTAAATGTTCATTACTTAAATGTTTAACTTTTTTCCAAAAGTCAGTTTGATAAATTGAACCATTAGAGTACATGTAACAAATAAAATTTTCATATTGTTTTGCTTTTAAATTTAAAATATCGTTAACACCTTCCTCTGTCATGTTATTGTTTATGTAATCATAAAAAAATCTATTAACATTATCATAGTAACTACCTGACAAAGCCTCCATGGGTTCATAAAATATAGCCCTGTTACCATTTCTAATTACTCTATGATTTAAAAATTTTTTTGCTCTATATGCTTTAAATTTAAAATCTCGTAAATCTTTTTTCTCTAGGTTTGATTTAAATATTTTATTAATATTTTTAACAGCTTCTTCTTCAGTGGTAATTTTATCGTTGAATAAGTAACCCCAACCTTGTCTAGTTGTTAAAGGTATACCAAACATCCAACCATTTTCGTGTGCTTGATGATATGTATAAGCCCAATCCCCAGGTTTTTTAATTATGTTTACAAAACAACGATTTAAAAGAAGAGGTTTACAAATATGATAATCTGAATAATCTTCAGGATATCCTCTACAATCAATTACGTAATCATATGTTTTACTATTTTTATCAAAAAAAACTTTTACATTTTTTTCTGTCTGTTGATAATTTTTTACATTTTCGTAAATAACTTTAAATCTTTTTCCGTATTTATTTTTTGCTCTTTCAAACATTGAGTTTGATAAATTAAAATTATTAAAATGCATTGCATAATAATTAGGTAGTATAGGACTTATAAAATCATTTTTTCTCCAATTTTTATATAACACTCCAAACTTAATTGTTGAGTCTAATTCTTTAGAATCACCAAAAGTATTATAATCAACACTCTCCCACAATAAGTATGGTAATTGAGTGTTACTGCTTTCTCCAATACCAAGAATATCTTTTTTAGGATTAAAAATACAGTCTACTTTTGCATCTGGCATGTACCTTAAAAAATGTAACACTGACATTACACCAACTGTGCCTGTACCAAGAACTGCTATATTCATTCTTCTTCTTTCATTTTAAGAGAAGTATATCAATATTTATTATGAATTCAAGTTTTTTATTATTTTGAATAACTAGCTAAATCCCAACCTGTGTTATTATCAGCTTGATAAGCATCTTCGTTCCACACATAAACATGAGTATGTGTGCCTGCGTCTACTTGAGATTGTTGTTCTGAAGTTAAAGAGGGTTTTGTAATAGGTGAATCCCATGCTGCTGTTGAATTATTTTTTGTCCAACTAGCGTGTGGTTGAGGTGCCCAAAATATTTGATTAACAGAATCCCATGATCCTCCTAAACTAGCAAAATTACCTCTAAACGGAGTGCCTTCATTGTTATGTTTATTTTGAAGCGTCCAGTAAGAAGTTTTAATCCATAAATTTGCAGGCCAATTATTATTAGTCTCTAAAAACGCTTGACCAATTGATTCTTGTTCATCTCCATTTTCATCTTGACAGTCTTTGTTGTCAACAACTACAACGGCTAAAATTTCATTCTCTTCTGATATTTTTGCAAAGTGTGCCATATTAATTATGCAGCAGCAGTTTTATAAGCTATTAAAACTAAACCACTTCCTCCATTTCCATTTCTACAACCAGCATCGATTTCTCCACCTCCGCCGCCACCAGAATTTGCAACTCCTGCAGCAACCGTTGAGTTCGGACCATTTCCATTTCCACCTCCACCATTTCCTCCACCTGAGTTAGTAGAAGCTTGTTGTTGGTTGTCTCCTCCGCCACCTCCAGCAAAAAAATTAGTCGCTGCTCCTGGGGCAACAGGGCATTTTGGTTGATTATCTATGTTATAAGGTTGTCCGGTTCCAAAAATAGGTGTGTGTGAATCTCTTCCAACACCGCCAATTGATGCTGCAGGTGTATTACCTGCTCCACCTGCGCCTCCGCCTGATCCCATATTATTAAATGTAGGACCATGGGCTGCTGATCCGCCATTGTTTCCTTGTGAAGGAGATACTGGAGGAGTATTTCCTGATCCTCCACTTCCTGTCGCTGGAGACCCACCTCCGCCTCCGCCAGATCCGCCGTTTCCTCCCGCTAGTCCAGATCCTGGACCGAACGCTCTTCCTAATCCACCTCCTGCTGAGGAGATTGATAGTGCAGAGGATGTAGAACCATTACTTCCATGTGGACCCGATCCCGGGTTTTGATTAGCAGTTCCACCAGCTCCTATAACTACTGGATAACCTTGAGCACTAGCAGTAACAGCGCTTGAGTCAACAGATGTTCTGTATCCGCCCGCACCTCCGCCAGCTCCTGATCCGCTTCCGCCTCCCGCGACAACTAAATATTGTAAATCATTGTCGTCATCACCAGTAGCGTTAACGGTAAAAGTACCATTACTTGTAAATACATGTACTTTGTAAATTCCTACTTCAACTTCGCTATTACCACCGCTAGCACAAATACCTGAAAAAGTTGGACCGCCAGAACCAAAACCTAATATTTGATAACCAAAACCTCTAGTTTTTGGTCGTGTTGATTTAGGTTTCTTTTCCGGAAAAGTTCCTAGTTTAAAGTCTCTCATGTATTCCTCCTATTATGCGTCGTTAGCAGCATCAGTAGTAAAGAATAATTTAATCCCTAATAATTTTGCGTCAGCTGTTAAATCGTCTGCTGATACGTCTCTTGATATTTGAAAGAAAACGTACTCATCTGTGCTTGGTGAGCCTGCAATAGTGACTGCTCCACTTTCTGCTGTAACTGCTAAATCGTTTGATGTACCACTCATAGCTTTAGCTGTAGGTGCAACTGCAGTACCAAATGCAGTGTTTAAATCTCCATTATCTGCTAGTGCTACTCCTTGTAAAGCCCATGATGTAGTTCCAGTGTTTGTTGTAGCAGCTGTAAAAAATGCTTGAAAAGTTACTGTGCCTTCATTCCATGATTTAGGAAAAGCAACAGCAAATTGTGCAAATTCGTCTGAGTCTTTGTCAAAATCTAAAGTTTTAATTTCAGGACCATTTGATAACTCTACTTGTGCTATTGCTGCACAACCACTTGTAGTGTTAGGATACATAGCAACCGCTGGAACCCAAATAGATTCTTTACCAGCAATTTTAATTGCTGCTGTGTTATCTCCACCATCAACTGCTTTAGCAACTCCAGTTCCGTTAGGAGCAATAGTTATATCTCCATTAGCTGCATCTGTAATTGTAATTGTTCCAGAGTTTGTTCCAGAATTAGTATCTAATATTAAATCGTGTGCTCCACTAGATGTTATTGTAGCGTTCGCTGACCCTGTTCCAAAAACAGTTTCACCAGTTCCTTTTGGTTTAATAGCTATATCAATATTTGAATCACTACTTCCTGTTGCAGCAATTGATGGAGCGCTTCCGTTAGCTGCGTTTGCTATTGTAAATTCATTAGTAGCTGAACTTGTAGCTGTTAATTGAAATAATTCAGCACCATTAGTATCTAAAATAGATGTTCCTATTTTAGGTGAAGTTAAAGTTTTGTTTGTTAAAGTTTGTGTTCCAGTAAGTGTTACATCACCCATTCCAATGTCAATAATATCTGGATTTGTTCCATCATTAGCTGATGCAAATACTATTTTAGTTGATGAAGGCGCAACAGCTACAGTGTCACCAGATCCTGAAACATATTTAAATGTTACGTTTTGTGAACCACTTGTTGAATTTTTTATAAAATAAAAAGTTTGAACATCGATAGGTATAGTTACGTTTCTGCCTGATGTAAGTGAACCAGTAAATTCAATCATTCTGTGTGCAAGAGTTGCACCAGTTCCACCATCTGTTACTGAAAGAGTTGTATCTCCAGAATCAGATACTGCTTGTTGTGTAAATCCACCTGCTATTTGTTCTAAAATTTGTAAGTTTGTATTAGTTTTCGTCCCCCATGTTCCGGCGTTTTCACCAGTTGCTTGAAGTTCGACCCCTAGTCCCGTATATGTTGATGCCATTTTTTATCTCCTATGCAGCGTCAGTATATGTTGTATTTGAACCTGTGTCAACATCTTGATATGCTTGAATTCCGAACCCTGAAGCAGTACCAAATGCTGCTACAGAAGCAGTTGTAGAAACACCTGTTAATCCCATTACATCAGCAGGTGATAATGTTCCTACATTAAATGTTGCAGATACACCGGTTAATCCAATAGCCATATCAGCTACTGTTAAAGATCCAACTGAAGAAGTTGAAGATACTCCAGTTACATTAATAAGTTCTATTGGTTCTATTAGAAGAGAACCAACACTACCTGTTGCAGAAACGCCTGTAAGTCCCATTACGTCTGCAGGTGATAAAGCACCAACAGCTGGTGTTGCTGCTTGACCTGATAAACCAACTGCCATATCAGCAACTGTTAAAGATCCAACATTTGAAGTTGCAGAAACACCTGTTAGTGTTCCAGTAAAATCTATTATTGGTGTAATAGATCCAACATTTGCTGTAGATGAAACACCTGTTAACCCCATTACATCTGCAGGATTTAAAGTAAACATGCCCCAGCCTTGTCCTTGGCCCCACGTTGCGCCGTTCCAACCTGATGCACCTACATTAGATTGAATTGCATCAGGACCAGTTACTTCTACAACTAATCCAGATTCACCATAATTTTCAACTCCCCATCCATCTTGTCCCCAACCAACGGCTATTTGTGCTGAAACTGTAACTGTTCCAACAGAAAAAGTAGCTGAAACTCCAGATGGTTTTACAACAGGATCAAAACTTTCACCCCAAGGTTCTTCACCCCATAAATCTCTACCCCAACCTTGTTGAGCAAAAGCACTTAACTCACCAACAGAAAAAGTTGCTGATAGTCCTGTTAAAAAAACTATTTCGTCATTAGCTTGTCCCCAAGAACCGCCAGTGTTCCAAGAGTCTGCACCCCAACCACTTGTTATAGCATCAGTTGTACCCCAACGGCCAGTGTCCCAGGTTGTGCCTGATTGGTTCCAAGTATTGGCCATAAGGACTTCCTCCTTATGCTAATCGTATGATTGCGTTCGTTGCGTCCGCTGTTGGGAATTGAATTGTGAAAGTTCCACTAGACACAGTTTTATCTGAGCCAAAAGCAACGACAACACATGCAGGATCACCTGATGCAGAGTCGTTGTATATTAATGCACCATTTGCTGTAAAAGATGCATCTGTGTAACTTACGTCAGAAAAATCACAAACTGCTGTCGTGCTTGATGCAGCAGGAGTTACACTTGTAAGTGTTGCTCCACCTGACGTGTAAGCAGTTCCAGATGAATTTGTAATTTCATTTGAACTTGAAAATGCTGTTGTTGAAGCTCCTAAAGTTGCTGAACTTGTATATAAAGCTATCTTGAAAGTATTACCAGTTGTAGCTGTAAAATTGTGAACTCCTTTTAAAAGTTCTACTTTAAAACTTGTGCAAACTGCCGATGTTATTGCCATAATTTATCTCCTACGGGTTTACTGAGTTTACTGGTATACGAACAGTGCCATCTGTGTAGTCATCTCTTCGTCTTCTACCAACTTGCTCATTAGCAAACTTTTGTACCTCTTGTTTATATTTATTTTCATATAATGTCAACATATCAATTGGGCCTTTTAAAAACCCGTATGCTTCTGCCAAACAACAATATAATAGACCATTTGGAAAGTTAAGACTAATATAATTTGTATCATTATTCTCTAATAATGCAGGAGCAGCATTAAAATGAACCCTGAATTTGTATGTTGTATCAGGAACAGGAGCAAATATCATTCTACCGGATGTAGTATCTGACTCGCCTGTAGCTCCACCAAACATAGCATAATACTTAGGTTGACCTCTTTTAGCGGATTCTGTCGATGAAATGTATTCTTGTAAATATGTTACATCTTTTTTTTCTAACCAAACATTTGCACCAGTTGTTGCTGATGTTGAATCATAAACTTGTATAGCTCTTATGAACACTGCACCTGCAGGTGCATTGATAGTTGATTGACCAGTTACTAAATTACCATCTTGCTGTTTTCTATCTGCATCAACAGGCACATCTCTAAATATTCTATATTGTGCATTTAAAATTATGTTTTCTAAAACAGAATCTGATAAAACATTTGAATCTGTTTCCGTATAACTTCTAATTTGTGTTTTTAATCCTGATGCACTTAATCCAGCCATTATATAGCCCTCGCTATGTCTCTACAAATTGGACAACTTTTTTTGTATCTATTATGTGTACCACATTTTATTGAGTTACCATCTGTGTCCGTATATAATGGAATTTCTGGTTCTGGTACATGTAACATTAATTCTTCATGCGGATCCATATCCTCTGGACATGCACATTGTTTAATGCCTAATAATTTACAAAGAAAATTTTTAATTTTTTTAATCATGCGCTTAGTGTAACTGGTCCTATTGAACAACCAATTCCTCCTCCTTTTACTCCACCAATTGTAGCAGTATTTGTGTCAACTGTAAAAAAGAAAAAATTAGCAACAGCATAATCTGTGCTAACTCTTGCACCATCTTTGTATATACCTGTTGTTATTGCATATCCAGCTGCTTTAGCAATATTAGAACCTAAAATACCATCAAAACTACCTGGATCATTATATTGAAATGTTCCTCCACCACTAGTAACTAAAGCTGATGGACCTCTAAATCTATATGTTGTGCTATTTGTTAAACCATGACCAGGTGCTGTTACGTTTATAATTCCTGAACCTGATGAAAGAGTTTCAAAAGGATTATCGGGTAAAGCATATGGAACAGCATTTTCTGTTCTATCACTTCTAACATTTCGTAATGCAATACCATCTGCAGAAATTGGTTTTGGTTCTAATTGTGGTTGCTTTGGTTCAAACTCAGATACATGTACAAATGCTCCGTTCCATTCTCTAACCATTTCTCTGTATGGAAACTCCACACCAGATCTATCTGATATTGCCTTTGCATGTTTACCTGTTGCGTACTTTGCCATTATCTAACTTTTCCACCTTTCATAAATGCTCTACCTAATCCACGTTGTGCAACTCCACCACCTCGATAACCATATTTTGATCCACCCATTTGTAAGTCTCTGTTTCTTTTTTCTTTGTCTTTTTTTTTAAATTCTTTTTCAATTTTTTTACCAATTTCTTTTTGTTTTTTCTTTTGTGTCCCAGAAGCTCCACTACCTCTATGAAGTGGAGGAGAACCTAATTCATCAACGTTATAATAAGGAGATTTTGGATCAAGTTTTTTAAATTTATCTTTTGCACCAGGTCCTTTTTTAGTTTCTAAAGGGAATAGTTTTTTACGTATGCTTTTAATAATTTTTACTTTTGCCATTATGTTCCTGGGTAATAAGCTTTAGGTGTAATATAAGTGCTAGAAGCTGATCCGTCTTCTGCCAATGCTCTTGCAAACTCATCCTCGTAAACTAATTTCATAGGTTGAATTAATTGTGGTTGATATTTCATTGCTAAATAATATGCTAAACCAGAAACCATACAAGGCACAAATCTAAATGGAACGTCTGTTGCGTTTGTATAATCTCCTGCATCTTGAATTCTTTTAATAAAATAAAAATGCATATCTTTAGATGCATTCGTAGAATCTGGTGTTGGATAAATATGTATTCTAACTTTATCTATAAATCTCTCTACCCAATATTGATTAGGTGTGCCTTTGGATAATTTATTAGAAAAACCCGCATAAGTAGATCTATCTACTTTAGTCATTGGTGAATCTGATTGTGTTGTTTGAGTTCTATTTGACCTTAACTGTGCCTCAAGGACATCGGACATTCCATAAATACCATTTGTTGGAGTTGTCGTTGCAGAAGTTCCATCAGAACTAGCTCTAAAAAAATCATAGTCTGATTGACCTTCAATTAAATCAATATTAGTTTCATCTACTTCCCAATAGTGAATACCTCTATTACCCCATTCTTGAAATAATATATTTAATGTTCTTCTAGCGTTTTTTAGTTGATAACCTGCAACGTTTTGTTGACCAATTCGTTCAAAAGCCTCTTCAACTATTTCATCAATAGCAAAAGTTTTATCGAACGTTGCTGTTCCCGAAGTAGTATTAGCCATTTACTATGCTCCTGTAATTGTCATGGTAACACTTCCGTCTGTGCCAGATGTTTGTGTTAAAGTTGCACAAAGTCCGTTTTCAAACAAAATACCAGAACCAGGTACGTAAACCTCTAATCCTTCTGTTTCATATCTGTAAATAGCTTTTAAAT